CTATCTGCTGCTGTTCGACGACGCCAAGCGCTGCGCGCTGTACCGCGGCCGCGACACCCGCCTGGCCACCCCCGCCCAGCGGCTAGTGCTGTATGCCAAAGACCGTTCGACCGATGCACCTACCCGCTATGCTGCTGGCCATGCGTGCAGCCATCTACACCCGTATCTCACTCGATCAGACCGGCGAAGGACTCGGCGTCCAGCGGCAGCTTGACGACTGCCTAGAGCTGGCCAACCGGCTGGGCTGGGAGGTCGTCAACCGCTATGACGACAACGACCTGTCGGCATTCAGCGGGAAAACGCGACCCGGCTTTGAGGCAATGCTGGAGGCGATGAAGCAAGGCGAGTTCGCCGCGCTGATCTGCTGGCACACCGACCGGCTCTACCGCTCCATGAAAGACCTTGAACGACTAATCGACATTGCTGACGTCAAGGCTGTGCAGATCAAGACCGTCCAGGGGGGAGATCTTGACCTATCCACCTCGGCGGGCCGGATGGTGGCGCGAATCTTGGGCAGCGTGTCGCGCCAGGAGTCCGAGCACAAGGGCGAGCGGCAGAAGCGGGCCAACGCGCAGAAGGCCGCAGCCGGGAAGTGGCAGACCGGTAACCGCCCGTTCGGCTACACAATGGGCGGCGAACCGCTGGAACCTGAAGCCACGCATCTGCGGCAGGCGATGACCGACGTGCTGGCCGGGAAGAGCATCAATCAGGTTGCCCGCGAATGGAACGCGGCAGGATTGAAGGGGACACGCGGCACCTCCTGGACCGCTCCGCGTGTGCGCCGCCTGCTCGTGAATCCCCGCTATGCGGCCCTCAAGGTACACCAGGGCAAAGTGGTTGGCCCCGGTGACTGGGAACCGCTCATTGACGCCGACGCCCACCGGGGCCTGGTGGCGTTCCTGTCGGACCCGTCGCGCATCGTCTGCACATCGTTTGAGAAGAAGTACATGGGATCGGGTGTCTACGTGTGCGGCCTGTGCGGTGCGCCGATGCGCCACGCCGTCGCCGGTCGGCCCCGCGTCCGTCGCTACGAATGCACCGCCAAGCAGCATGTGACCCGTCGCGGTGAGCCTGTAGACGCCTTGGTGGAAGATCTGGTGCTAGAGCGACTGAGCAGCCCCCAGGTGCGCCTGGTCCTCGACTGCGGGGACAAGGTAGACGTGGCCGCGCTCCAGACTAAGCGTGCCGCACTCCAGGCCAGGCTGGACGAGCTGGCTGGGCTATTCGCCGAGGGTGTCATCGATGGCAGCCAATTACGCAGAGGCTCACACGATCTGCGTACCCAGATGAGCGCCGTCGATTCGATGCTGGCCGACTTGGCGCAGACCAGCCCCGTCGCGGATCTCCTGGCAGCCGGGGAGAAGCTGAGGGAACGCTGGGCAGAGCTGACGCCCGACATCAAGGGCAAGGTGATTCAGGAGACTGTGACCATCCGCATCATGGCGTCGCCGCGTGGGTATGCCCAGTTCCGGCCTGAGCTGATTGTCCCTGAGTGGAAGATGTAGCGCTACAATGGAATAGCGCCGAGATCCGGTCGCGCCGCTGCGACGTCATGGGTGGCGCACTGGCCACGCACTCCAGCACGTAGCGCCGCTGGCGCTCGGCTGCCGTGTCGATGGTCGGTGCGGTCACTCGTCAAGTATGGGACCTAGTCACCGACAACCCGATTGATGCGTGAAACAGGTGACCGCTGCCCGATTGACGTGAAACAGATCGAGGTAGGGCGGAGCAGAACGGTTTGTGCCGACGATTGTCGCAAGCCGTGGTATGATGAGAGCAGGAGCGGAGAAGACAAGTGCCAGTGCCCAACACGCGCACCGTCAACGGGCGCAAGTACACGGTCTACTACCTGCCGACTCTGCCTCCTAGTCGTTTCTCCAGCCCGAAGATGCGCTGGCAACCACGCCTACGCTGCGGGACTCGAAGCTAAGTTTTATGCAGTATCCGCGACGAAAGTCGCATGGGGACAAGTGGATGCCTCCGTACCTCCTCCCAGAGATGTTGGGAATGTCAGTACGGCGTTGAGCTTGTTGCGGTTCCCCGCCTGAGAATCCCCCTGTGCAAGCACAGGAAGTTAGGAACTTCAAGGCTTTTTCCTTCAGAACAAACCGCAAGGAGCAGATGAATGAGCCGCCAGCCAGCGCGTAAGCGCAAAGCAGCCACCCTTAAACAGCAGTCCCAGAAAGCGATTGACGCCAACCGCCGCAGGCTGGGCATCGAGGTGGAGACGCTGAACGCCAAGTGGGGTTAAACCCCAGCTAGGAACGCCCCGGCTGCCCGCCGGGGCGGCCCCGAGGATGGTTCCAACCGAAAAGGCATGGAGGAGAAGGCGAATGGACATTCTCCAGAATGTTCCCAACATCCCCTCCTCCAGGCCCTAACCAATGCAACCCGCCAAAGTTAGGAGCAGAAGAATGGCGCAAGCAGACGAACTACTCTTCGTTGAAGAAGCCGCCGAGGTTCTCGGCATCAAAGCGAAGACGCTGCGCGAGTACCGGGTACGCGGAACTGCCCCGCTGAGCTGGAGGGAGGGCAAACGGCTGGTGTTCCCCCGCTCCGGCCTGGACGCATACGTAGCCCGGAAACGTGAGGAGAGCCTGCGGGGTCAAACAGCGTGAGTCAGCCACGCCCGCACCACCTGTTCGCACCCACCATCGACGTGCTACCCGCAGACGTTCACGTCGAAATCGCCGGGGGCCTCGTAGACCTCTACGCCGATGACAATCACCCGACCCTGCACCGCTGGCGACTCACGACCGACGCGGCCCTGAAGCTCTACCGCCAGTTGGGCGAGCGCATTTCCTTCCTGCCGATCCGGCTGAAGGACACCGACCAGTGAGCTGGCAAACCGGAGTCGCAACACTGGTGTCACTTAAAGACGTGGCCGTGGTGCGCTGCCCCTTCTGCAGGCAAACCCACAGGCACCTGAGGGAGTTCGCCGGGAGCCGCGAAGTCCTCGCAGGCTGCCACGTGGGAGGGTCCCGATGCTGCTCCTACGCCATCCCCTCGCAACCGAAGGCCAAAAGATGACCACCGAGCAGAAGCTAGCCGTGATGCTCTGGGACCGCGACCGCACCATCCACGAACAGAACATAGCCATCCGCTACCTGCTCGGGGAATGCAAACGCCTGGAGGAAGAACTCGCCGCCGCGCAAGGGATGGTTACCGACCTGATGGTCGAAAACTGGCAGTGATAACCAAGCCCTGCCTGGCGTGCGGAGAGCCCGCCGAACCGGGGCAGTCCCGCTGCACCGACTGCAAACCGCCGCGCACCAGCACACCCCAAGCCAGCTCCAGCGCCCGAGGCTACGACCACCGCTGGCGCAAGCTGTCCGAACGAGCAAGACGACGCCAGGACTGGTGTTCGGACTGTGGCACCACTGGCACAACGGCGGGCAATCCACTCACCGTGCACCATTCCCCAGCCGCGTGGGCCAAGACCGCAGCAGGGAAAGCCCTAACACTCCGCGACTTCGATGGTGGCGACCCGCTGCTAACCGTGCTCTGCCAGCGATGCAACAACGCCCGAGGTGCTGCCCGAGGAGCCAGAGCCCCCCGAAGTCACGGGATTGACTTCGGATCGGAGCGGTAAAGCCTCCTGACCCGAGTCCCAACGATGGAAGCGAAGCAGCAAAGCCTCCAAGCATGCCACCGCTGACCATCCGCACGGAAAACTAAAGGCCGACCACCCCATTGGGGTTGGCCGCGACCGTGGCGACAGACCGGGCAAAGCGCAGGGACGGTTACTTAGCGCGGCGTTAAATACTCAGCCCCCGTTCCTTGCCGTCAACGGTATGCCACGCGTCAGCAGAGTAGGTCTTGGTTGTCCCATCGGCGGCTCGGTAGACCTTGAGAATCTTGTGGTCCTGCTCGAACCAGTACTCGTCATCTTCACCGTCGTACGACTCCACCAGCCGGGTTGGGGTCCTCGCGTTGAGATCGCCGTCTTTCAATGTGACCTTAACTGCCATAGGAGCGAGTATTCCATGACGGCCGGACCCAAAAAAGCGGCTGATCCGTCTCCGCTGCCCTGGCGTCCACGCGTCACCGGGTCGGCTCACTTCGCCGCGTTCTGCAGGAAATTCATCCGCGTGCCCAAGGGCACTGGGGCGTTGCAGCCGCTTGCGCTCCGTGGCTGGCAGATCGACCTGTGCGGCACCGTGCTCGACGCAGATCCGCATCCGCGCATCGCGGGATGGTGCTTGCCGCGTGGGTCGGGGAAGTCCACGCTGGTTGCTGCTCTGGGTCTGTACGAGCTGCTGTGCGGCGGGGAGGGTGCCACGGTCGTGGTCGTCGCTGTTGACGAGCGGCAGGCCGGGATCGTGTTCGGCATCGCTCGCCGCATGGTTGAGCTGTCCGACGAGCTGGCCAGCCGGGTGCAGGTCTACAAGGACCGCCTCTTCATCCCGAGTCGTGGCGCATCGTTTCAGTGTTTGCCGTCCACCCCAGCTGGATTGGAGGGCCTGGACTACACGCTGGCGATCTGCGACGAGATCGGCGTGAGTGACCCGCTGGCGTGGGAGACGCTGGCTCTCGCCCAGGGCAAGCGTGAGCAGTCGACCCTGGTCGGCATCGGCACACCCGGCACGCGGCCGGACAACGTGCTGGCACGGCTGCGCGAGTACGCCGGTCAGCATCCCGAGGACACCAGCCAGGTGTACGTGGAGCACTCCGCTGCCGGGTTCGAGCACCACGCGGCGAACTGCGAGCACTGCTGGGTGCTGGCCAACCCGGCGCTGGATGACTTCCTGCACCGTGACGCCATGCGGGCGCTTTTGCCCCCGAAGACCACTGAGGGTAACTACAGGCGCTCCCGGCTGTGCCAGTTCGTGTCGGTCAATGAGAATCCGCTTGTAACCCAGGATGTCTGGGACAGCATGCGCGTGCCGGAGGGCATACCGGACGGCGCTGATGTGGTGATCGCCTTGGATGGATCGTGGGGCGGTAAGAACGCGGACGCCACAGCTCTTGTAGTCGGAACCGTGAGTGCTACACCGCATTTCGACCTCCTCGCATGCTGGGAGTCGGATGGCTCACCAACCTTCAGAGTACCGATCACCGAGGTTGAAAACAAGATACGCGAGGCCCAAACACGTTGGGCCGTTGCGGAGTTGGTGGCCGACCCGTTCCGCTGGGGCCGCTCGCTCCAAGTGCTCGCCGCCGAAGGGCTGAAGGTCACGGAGTTCCCCTGGTCACCCTCGCGCCTCACCAGGGCGACCACTGACCTGTTCAGCGCAGCCGTCGCTGGGAACTTCTCCCACAGCGGCGACGACACCCTGACGCGCCACGCACTAGCCGCGTCGGTCATTGAGGCTAACGGCGGCTTGCGTATCGGCAAGACCTCCCGCCGACGTAGCGCAGCCAAGGTCGACGCGGCTGCCGCTCTGCTCATGTGCCACAGCCGATGCGTATGGCTGGGCACCCGGAAGACCAAACGCAAAAGGACTGTCAGCTTCTGATGACCAACCCATTCGCCTCGCCGCCGTTCCCGCCACCCGGTGACCAGTACGACCCCGAGCGGCTGACCAACATAGTCCTTGCGCTTGAGGCGGTGCAGCACACTTTTGCGTGGTTGCAGAACCATTTTGACGGGGTTCAACCGTTGGCGTTTCTGGCCCCGGAGGCCAGCGCCGCGCTGGGTGCCCGGTTCGACCGGCTCGCCGTGAACATCCCCCGCCTGGTTGTGACGAGCATCGCAGAACGGTTGCGGATCACGGGCTTTGACGGCGCGGACGCGGAAGCTGTCTGGCAGGCGTGGGGCGACAACGATCTTGACCTGCACACCTCGCAGGCCCATGCGGAGGCCCTGCTGTTCGGCAGGTCGTATGCGTTCGTGTGGGCCAACCCGGACGGCAGTCCACGGGTGAGCATTGAGTCGGCCCGCCAGTGCGCGGTGCTGGCAGATCCCGGTACACGGCAGATTACGTCGGCGGTGAAACGCTGGCGTACAGGAACCTCAACCGAGGCGATGCTCCTGTTACCAGACCGCGTAGAGCATTACCGGGCGAGTGCGGGAGCCACCAGCGGCGGGTTCAACCTGGTCGATGTGCAGGACAATCCGTTGGGCGTGGTGCCCGTGGTGCAGCTCCTCAATCATGACCGTTTGCCGATCACTTGGGGTCCGTTCGGCATCGATGAGGTCGCCTTCCCTGACAGGCTTCTGATCGGCTCCGCAGCGCACAGCGAGATCTGGGACGTGATCCCGTTGGCTAATGCGTTGAACAAGGTCATAGCCGACGCCCTGGTGACCTCGGAGTATGTGGGTCGGCCCCGCAGATGGGCTACTGGGATTGAGCTGATGGAGTTGCCGCAGCTTGATCGGGACGGCCAGCCTGTCTTGGACGGTGACGGCAACCCGGTGATCGTGACCGCCAACCCGATTACGGAGTCGTCGCGAATGGCGGTGTCGGAGAACTCCGAAGCCAAGTTCGGCCAGCTCGACGGTGCCCGCCTGGACGGCTACGCGGCCCTCGCCAGCGTGCTGATCCAGCAGATCTCCGCTGTATCAGCACTTCCTCAGCACTACTTGGGGGTCATGTCCAACCAGCCACCGAGTGCCGATGCCCTCCGCGCTGCTGAAGCCTCGCTGGTAGCCAGGTGCGAAGAGAAACAAAGGTCGTTCGGCAAGGCGTGGCAGCAGGTCGCCCGCCTGATGATGGCCGTGCAGAACGGTGCCGACCCCAGCCAGGTTGAGATCTCGGTCAATTGGGCACCCGCCGACGAGAGCAGCCAAGCGCAAGAGGCGGACTCCACTGTGAAGCTGTTTCAGGCCGGTCTACTCCCAGCGTCGTATGCGCTGCGGAAGCTGGGGTACACCGACGACGAAATTGAGCAGATCCGCGCAGACATTGCGGCGGACGGTGACGCGAAGGCTGCGGGTGATCCGATGGCCCGCTACGTGCGTACCCAACTGCCGTAAGGCTTTTACCCACCCCGACGCTAAAAGTCCGCGACCGTGGCCTACAGGGCCAGGAATTGCTATCTCGGAAGGAACCAAGGAACCAATGGACGAGACTACAACCGACGCAGCCGACGTCACCGACACAGCCCCACCCGCAGACACCGAGACGGAGCCGGAAACCTTTGACCGCGAATACGTCTCGAAGCTGCGCCAGGAGAGCGCCAAGCAAGCTGACGAGTACGCCCAGCGGCTGCACGCCGAGTTGGTGAAAGCCAGTGGACGCCTGGCTGACCCGGCAGATCTCGCGTTCGATGAGGAGCACCTGACCGACCCGGAGAAGCTGACCCAGGCCATCGACGCGCTGTTAGAAGCGAAACCGCACTACAAGAGCCGCAAGCCCGTTGGTGACATCGGTCAAGGCAACCGTGGACCTGCCGCCACGCCCAAGCCCACCCTGCTTGGGGACATTCGCCAAGCACTCGGAATGTCCGGCTGAGCGGTAAAATTGGTGGTGGAGACCTGGTGTCGCACCCCGATTCTTTCGCGCCCGGTGCGCATCTCATTTGCTTAGCCCTGGTGGCGGCAAACCACAGTCCAACTCCCACAGGAGAACTCAATGAGCGTTCAGCTCACTTCGAACACAACGGCGCTGATTCAGCAGAGCGTACAGAGCTACCTGATTCAGCCGCTGGTCCCCGCCTCCGTGCTCTTGCAGCTCGGGCCGGTGATCTTCGACACCAACGCCCCCATCCGTGTGCCCCGCATCGGTGCCACCACGGCCAGTTTCTACGCCGAGGGTGCCACCATCGCGCTGAGTGATGCGGCCTTCGATGAGGTGGACCTGCTTCCCTCGACGCTGCAGTCGGTCAAGACCATCATCCCGATCAGCTCCGAGCTGGTCCGCTCAGCCGTCCTGGGCGTGACCACCGTCTTGGAGCAGCGCGTGGTGCAGGACGTGGCCCTGGCCCTCGACAAGGCGTTCATCCAGGGATCCGGCACCGCTGGGACGAACATCATTGGTCTGATCAACCAGACCGGCGTCAACACGGCCACCTACACGGCCAGCGGGGCTGGATCGCTCCAAGACCAGGACACCTATCTCTCCGCCCTGGCCACCGCGTACTCGGACTTCACGACCCCCACGCACTGGCTCATTCACCCGCAGGACTTCTTCGGAACCGTCCTGAAAGCCAAGGACACGTTGGGGCGTCTGCTGTTTGTGGCAGACCCGACCGGCCACGGTCCGGGCTCCCTGTTCGGCATCCCCGTGGTGGTCACCGCCCAGGTTCCGCAAGGCACCGTGCTGCTGGTGGACATCACCAAGGTTCTCGTGGCCCGCGACCTCTCGCCCTCGGTCCAGGTTCTTCTTGAGACGTTCGCTCAGAGTGATGAGATCGGCGTGAAGGTAACGGCCCGTTTCGATTTGGGCCTCAGCCATCCGCAGGCCGTGACCGTGCTCACAGCGGCGGCATAGCCCGTGCCCGCGCCGACACAAGTCCCGCAACCATCGGACCTGCAGAACTTCCTCGGCGCTAACGCCACGGTGGACCCCACGCAGGGAGCAAGCGTGATCGCCTATGTCACCCAGTTGGTGCAGGCGTACACACGCGGCGTGGGGTTCACTGACGGCGTGCCCAACGCTGACCTGTGGTTCGTGATCCTCGGGGCTTCGGCCCGCGTTTGGGCTCACCCACGGCAGTTGCCCGTGAGCCAGGCCGAGGGCGAAGAATCGGTGGACTGGCGTGCCGGGTTTTCGGGCTGGTCCGTTGCCGAAGGCTTGGTGCTTGATCGTTATCGCGTGAGGGCCGTGTGAGCGTCCAGGCCGTTGTCTACCGCCCCGACGCGGTCGCGTTCAACCGCTTCGGCGACCCGATAGACGCGGACGGCAACGTGATACGGCCGGAGAACCCGCATACCTATCTGGGCACTCTCGATGTGGTGTTCTCCAACGTTGCGGCCCAACCCCTGGAGCCACGGCTGACGGGCACCTCGGGAGGCAACGTGGACCGAGCCGAGGCGGCCGATGTGTCTGGCAAGGTGGGTGCGCCCATCAACGCTGCGATCCAGCTCCAACACGGCGACCGACTCGTCATCACCGATGGCCTCGGTGGCGGTGCCAGCGTCGTATGGCAGGTGATCGGCCCGCGTTTGTTCGACACCCCGAACTCGCTGACCGGTTGGGGTCACCGGCTCTACTGGATCGGCGTGCTGGCCACCGTCTGCTAGCTGTGCCAGGTGTGCCAGTTGTGCCAACCACCCTTGGAGAACTTGCCACACGCCTGACCTCTAGCTAGCTATCCCCAACAGTGCGCCGTCATGGCTGCGCACGGCAAGCGCGTGCTACCGGGCTAGCTCGCCAATCCTTGGTTCTCACGCTGGTAGATGGTGGCGCAGCCCATCATCGCGTACGCCTGCTGCGGCGACAGCCCGGTCTGCGTTTCGAGCTTGTTCAGGATGGTGTCTCGTGAGGCACCGGCTATGGCGTCAATGGTGATGGAATTGGCGATGCGGAGTGCGGCGTCATCGTCCACGTTGATGGGTTGCCGTGCGGCGTTGCCCTGACCGCCGTGGACGCAGTCCATGAACTCCTGACGTCCGGGGTCGGCGTGCGCTGCGGGCGCCAGAGCCAGGCTGATGGCGGCAGCGACTGTTAATGCGCCAGCTAATACTTTGTTCACCCTGTTCCCTTTCGTGGCAATGGGATTGTTACGTTACAGCTAAAGGCGACTAGGCGTGGCCGAATGCCGGATAAAAATTCGCCAGGACGACGATACCTGCGGCCGGAAGGTGTCGGCCCTTAACTGAAGACAACACGTTAGGTTCCTAACGCCATCGGTTCACCTACGTGGGCAAGGACCACCGTTTCCGCCCTGCCAACCGTGCGCCGTGACGGCTGCACCGCGAACGGCCCCCGGCTTACCGGGGGCCGTTTGTCGTTTGCCGGTGACGGGATAAATCGCGATTCATCTCCGCGTGCAGCACGCCCGAAGTAGTCTCTAGCGCCGGACCCAGCTCCAGCTCCACCGATTGACGACGGCCCCACCCAGCGCGCCTGAAAGGATCTGGGATGATCAAGCGCCTCCCCACCCCCCTCGTCGCCGCTGTCTCGGCGGTGCTGATCCTGGCACCGACTGCGAGAGCGGACCCGTCAGGGGCTGAACAGACATACCTGACTGTCTTGCACGAACCGTCTCAGTACGTCACCATGCCGTGGCCCGACGATAAGACCCTGGTGACTCAGGGGCACCTAATCTGTGCCGATATGAGCGGCGGAGATGACACGCACCGTGTGGCACCCTTGGAAGCCGCCCGGCTGCAGAACACCACGGCGTTCGCTGCCTACCCGATGGGTCAGATCGAGTACATGATGGGTGCGGCGCAAGCAGCTCTGTGCCCCAACATCTACTTGGCGCACTAACGGTACAGGCTGTCGTGGAATCCTACCTTCCGACGAGGTCGGGGGCGTTCTTCGCAGATGCATTATCTAAACGGTCACGCCACCGAGCGCGGCTGCACCCGCCCGGGCTGCGATGTGCCCGCCTACTGGTGCCAGGTACATCACGTCACCGACTGGGCCCGCGGCGGACCCACCAA